CCGAGAACACGTCGTCTATAATCGATGGAGCAAGTTCCCGAAGGTTGACCGATATCTAGGCGTCAACAAGCTCGTCAAGCAACGCAACGCCATCTTGGTCGAGATGCCTTTCGACCGTCACACCACCAGAGTGACCGAAAAGATTCTGGTGCCGTACGACGAAGAGCTCATGGAAAGGGTGTTGAAGGACCGATGGCATGTCTACGAAAATCGTCCACTGAGGGACGTGTCGGAACTCTTCTCTGTGATGAGAAAGGTTGCGAATTCCGATTCTGGTCGGCTCCGATCGCTGGAGACCTTGGTTGCCAAGCACCCGAAGGTGATTGTCTTCTACAACTTCGACTACGAATTGGCCTCCCTGAGGACCCTCGTGAGCGAGCAAATCCCGACACCTGCGAGCACCGGATCATCCAAAAGCTCGACTGGGAAGGGTGGGGAATGGAAGGACTCTGCGTCAGTTGCGACTCCACCATCAGTGCAGAGTTCGTCCACGAAAACCACTGGGAATACGACATCGACTACAACTGGTGGGTCTGGGTCTCAGCTTGCGATTGCTGAGTGGAACGGCCACAAGCATGAAGCGATCCCGGTAGCTGACCGCTGGGTATATCTGGTCCAGTATCAGGCCGGCGCTGAGGGGTGGAACTGCATCGATACTAACGCGATGTGCTTCTACTCGCTGACGTATTCGTACAAGAACTGGCATCAGGCACATGGTCGAATCGACCGTCTGAACACCCCGTTCTCGACCCTGTACTACTACGTCTTGTTGTCAAATTCTGTGATCGACCGTGCGATCTGGCGCGCACTGACCGAAAAGAGGTCCTTCAACGAGAAGCAGTTTCTATCTACCCACTCGCAGAAAGTGTGAACTTCTGCCCCGAAAACGGTGAAAAACGGCCCAAAAGTTGCCAAATTGCCAAAAATCTAGACTAAACTCTTTTTATTTAACGCGAGTAGGTAGATAATATCTACCCACTACGATTATTTTGAAAAGGTTTGCTCGAAAATTCTTGGATTTGACAACTCCCCTGGAGGAAGCGTGCAAGAGCAGTGGCAAGACGTACTGGGGTTCCTCCGATATTCGGTCAGTGACCACGGCCGAGTACGGAACAACGATACTGGCAGGATCATGGCGATCCACCGGAATCCGCATGGTACTTGCTACGTAGGACTGGTGAAGGGGAAGAAGCAGCTTCGACGTTCTCTTCCCCTTCTCGTCGCTACAGCATTCGTTCCGAAAATGTCAGGTCGCGTCGAGTTCGAGAAGATCATCCATCTCGATGGCGACCAGACCAACAACCGGGCCACCAACTTAGCTTGGCGACCACACTGGTTTGTGGTGTGTTACCAGAACCAGTTCAAGCGAGGTCCAGTGGGCAGTGATGTGCCTGTCATGGAGGTCAAGACGCAAGAGCTATATCCTACAACCTGGGATGCATCTCTTGCTTTCGGTCTCCTCGAACAGCACGTCATCGCCTCTGCGACTACAGGTACTTGGGTTTTCCCGACATTCTCTCATTTCAAGTACCTCGCAAAAAATCTACCCACACGCGTATAAAACGCAGGATATAATAGAAGGAGTGAGAGCAAGCTTCGATTTTTTGGGAGGGATCGTGAGAGAAACTGGGCGTGGCGGTTTTAAAGCAACGCTTATAAAGGAACTTGAACGACTCTTTCCCGGCTGTGTCATCTTCAATCAGGATCCGCTGCGTACCCATCAGGGTATTCCGGATCTCTTGATCTTGTACATGGACAAGTGGGCCATGCTCGAAACGAAAGCTGCTAGCAACGCTGATCGTCAGCCCAATCAGGAGTACTGGGTTGAGCACTACAACGAGATGTCGTTCGCAGCCTTCGTCTCTCCTGAGAACGTAGAGGACGTGCTAGATGCAATTCAACTCGCATTTTCACCTCGCCGGAAAGCACGCGCGTCTTACCGCCAGTAGACCCCACTGGCTCAAGTACGACGAGGACAAGCTTGACCGCGTATTCTTTGCCATGGAAGAGGCAGAGCGCGGAACCAAGCTTCATGAGTATGCCGCCATGGCGATTCGTTTGGGACAGAAACAACCAAATTCCCGAACCACCATGTCGATGTACATCAACGACGCCATCGGATATCGGATGACTCCCGAACAACCGTTGTTCTACTCGATCAACTGTTTCGGCACGCCCGATGCCATATCCTTTCGCAACAACGTACTTAGGATCCACGACCTGAAGACTGGCGTCACTCAGGCAAAAATGGATCAGCTGATGGTCTATACGGCTTTGTTCTGCATGGAGTACAAGTTCGATCCCAACCAGATCGAGATCTTTCTCCGTATCTACCAGAACGATCAGATCAACCAGTACCAGCCGTTACCTGATGACATCTTCCATATTCAGGACAAGATCATCACCTTCAGCAAGCGGATCGACTACCTTAAGGAGGGCCTGTGATCATTGACGTCGACGACTATATTGCTCACTACGGCACTCCCCGACATTCAGGTCGGTATCCGTGGGGATCGGGCAAGGAAGACGACCCTCGCAACAACCAGCATTTTCTGGACTACGTCGCGGGCCTCAAGCGTAAGGGTATGACCGAATCGGAGATCGCTACCGGTCTCGGTCTGTCCACCACGCAACTCCGTGCTGCCAAATCTGTCGCCAAGAACGGGCAGAAGCAAGCGGATATTTCGATGGCCCAGAAGCTCAAGGACAAGGGTCTCTCCAACGTCGCCATCGGTGAACGTATGGGCAAGCCGGAGTCCACGATTCGTCTGCTTCTTCGTCCTGGTGAAAAGGACAAGGTCGACGTCCTCGAGGCAACAGGCAACATGCTCAAGGACGAGATCGCCAAGAAGAAGTACATCGACATCGGTAGCGGCGCTGAGTTCTACACGAGTGTCAGTCGTACCAAGCTCAACACGGCAATTGCCATGCTCGAACAGCAGGGCTACACCAGGCACTACGTCAAGATCGAGCAGTTGGGTACAGGCAAGTTCACCACCGTGAAGGTGTTGGCTGCCCCGAACACGTCATATTCTGAGGTCTATCGCAACCGCGACAAGATCGCTCAGATCCAGAGTCACTCTGAGGATGGCGGCCGTTCATATCTTGGTTTGAAGCCTCCTACCAGTGTCAGCTCCAAGAGAGTCGGCATTCTGTACAAGGAGGATGGTGGCGACACTGCGGATGGCGTGATGTATATCCGTCCAGGCACCAAAGGCCTTGATCTGGGTGGCGCCAGGTATGCACAGGTTCGGATCGCCGTTGATGGTACGCACTACCTCAAGGGCATGGCGATGTACAAGGACGACCTTCCTGAAGGCGTCGATATTCTGTTCAACACGAACAAGGGCAAGGACACACCCAAGATGGATGTGCTCAAGCCTCTGAAGCGTGACAAGGATGGGAATATCGATCCGGACAACCCGTTCGGTGCCGTCATCAGTCGACAGGCCGGCCATCTGAATATCGTCAACGAAGAGGGCAACTGGGGCGAATGGTCCAAGAGCGTCTCTTCACAGATGTTGTCCAAGCAGAGTCCGCTACTTGCCAAGGGTCAGTTGGATATGACCTACCAGCAGCAGCGTGATGAGCTCGACGATATTCTGAAGCTCACCAACCCAGCTGTGAAGAAGAAGCTACTCGAGTCATATTCTGACAGTGCAGATGCAGCAGCTGTGCACCTCAAGGCAGCGGCTTTCCGTAACCAGGCGAGCCACGTTATTCTGCCTGTCAACTCCTTGAAGGACAACGAGATATTCGCACCGAACTACGAAAACGGCGAGTCCGTGGTGCTGATCCGTTATCCTCATGGTGGCAAGTTCGAGATTCCGGAACTCAAGGTCAACAACCGTCACGCTGAATCCCGCAAACTCATCGGCCCAAACGCCAAGGATGCTGTGGGTATCAACGCCAAGGTTGCTGAGCGACTGTCCGGTGCTGACTTCGATGGCGACACCGTGCTCGTTATTCCAAACAAGCATGGTCGAATCCAGACACAGAAGGCACTCGAGGGTCTGAAAGACTTCGACCCTAAGCGTTCATATCCTTACTACGAGGGTATGGAGGTTATGACTGCCGGCAACAAGCAGACTCAGATGGGTGTTGTTTCTAACCTCATCACTGACATGACTATCCGTGGTGCAAACCCGTCCGAGCTAGCTCGAGCAGTTCGGCATTCCATGGTGGTCATCGATGCTGAGAAGCACAAGCTTGACTACCGGCGATCGTACGACGAGAACGGAATCAAGGCGCTCAAGCAGAAATATCAATACGACCCGAAGACCAACAAGTCTGGTGGCGCATCGACACTTCTGTCTAGGGCGACCTCGGAACAAAGGGTGCTTGATCGTAAGCCTCGTTATTCCAAAGAAGGCGGTCCGATCGACAAGGTCACAGGCGAGAAGGTATACGTCAATACCGGGGCTACTCGGTTCGATGGTACCCCCGTCACATTCAAATCGACCAAGTTGGCCGAGACAAAAGACGCACACTCATTGTCGTCTGGTACCAAGATCGAAGAGATCTATGCAGACCACTCGAACAGGCTGAAGAGCCTGGCGAATGAGGCAAGGCTCGCATCAGTACACACTGAGAACCGGCCCCATTCGCCGTCTGCTAAGGCCGCCTATGCTAAACAGGTAGCCTCCCTCAATCGCAAACTTGAGACCGCCCTACGGAACGCCCCCCGTGAAAGACAAGCCCAGATCCTAGGTAACGCAACGGTTGCTGCAAAGCGTCGTGCCTATCCTGACATGGATCCAGCTGAGATCAAGAAGATCAAGAGTCAGGCCCTGACTGAAGCCCGCATTCGTACCGGTGCTAAGAAAGATCGGATTGTCATCGAACCTGATGAATGGGATGCTATTCAGGCAGGTGCATTCAGAACAAGTAGGGTGTCTGACATCCTAACTCATGCTGACCTTGATGTAGTCAAGCAATTGGCTACACCCAAGACACAGGTGATGATGACCAGTGTCAAGCAGAACAGAGCCCGCGCTATGCTAGATTCTGGGTACACCCAGGCTGAAGTAGCACAGGCTCTTGGCGTATCACTGACCACACTGAAGAGAGGATTGCAATAGTGTACAACTCTATGCTTACCACTGTTGACAATCCGTTTGATCCGTTCACTCAGTTCAACAGTTGGTACGCCTATGACATGCAAGCTGGTTACAACACAACTGGTTTGCTTGCACGAATCGTGAGAACATCTGACGAACTGTCTGGACCGGACAACGCTTTGGCAATCGAGCAAGCGATCGATGAGATCGTAAGCATCAATGCTTCTGGCGTTCACCGGAAAGTCACACGCGATTCGTCTATCGATTCAGTCTCTTGACTCGGGACTGTGAAGTTCGATAGGGGGGAGGGGGTCTCGCAAAATAGACCCCCCCTCTGCAT